TGAAACCTTACAGATGTTGGGTTGCTCATTGTAAATGGGCCGTAAGTTGTTTCAGCAGCAGTAGGATAAAACCTTGTTTTAAACTTTGCAGTAACGTCACCTAATGTTTTTTCATCAGGTATAAGTTCTACAACATTCATTAAGTTTTCACCATTTCCAATTGATATTGGGCCTGTTTCAGCAAATGGCGTTCCAGTGTCATAATTATAACCTATTTCGTGTTCGTATAAGATACCATTGCTTTTGATGTACATAGGGTAACGAAATACACCACGATCAACTCCAGCAGTGCGATCCATAGAACCAGTAGTCCATATGTTTTCTGCGTAATCGTAAGCTACATATCTGTTACATTCCATGCTATCTGAGCTAGGATAAAACCACCATATTTCATTCCAAGCAGAGTTTACTACAGCACTAACTTTACTACGTTGGTCATTATTAAAATCAGAGAAAACATAATCTCCAACTTCACATGGTATATCTTGAACTCTACCACCAGAATAAGCAAAGAAACCACGCTGACCCATCCAGAACACTCCAGCGTCTACAGCTACAGCAGCAGCAGCGCCTATTAACCCACAAGACGTTCCAACTCTTTCTAGACCATAAACAAATGGTGGCCCTTGATAGGTCATGCTGTGGGCATCTTCTGTAGTTAAAATCAGTGATTGCCCTCTTGTTCTTACACCTCGTAAAATAACACCATTAGTCTGTAGTAGTATATCACCAGCTTGGTTTGTAGCGGCTGCTGTCCAGGTTGTATTGTCTTCTTGATCTGACCACTGCACTTTTCGGCTATCACCACCAGCGCCAAAACAAACTACAAATCTCTCTTCTGTAACCATAAACCCAGAACAAGAAGTAGGTGAGTTAGTTACTTGTGCAGCTTTAACAGCGTTGTTTAGTTGCCATTGGTACAGCTTACCATCGTCAGGAGACATAGCTAGAAGAAATTCTCCATAGTTATCTAATGACCAAACGGTAGCTTTTAATATGTTTTCACTGTCGGCTCTTGGAAGTCCGTATTCTTCACGCCCATAAAAACTAGCGCCATAACCAGTGTTTATAGTTGCATCTACACGCCCAGCAGTAAGTCCAACAGGAGTAATATCTGTTGAAGTTCCATCAGCTTGTAATGCATATAATTTGTTGAAAGTTCCAGTAGCTAGTCTTCTGTTTGCGCTGTTATCTTCCCAGGCTATTATTGAACGAGCAACACCGCTAATATTTACGCTTTGCCTTTGACGCCAACCACCTATAGGACGCAAAGCGTCTTCATGCCAGCGAACTAAATCTACATCACGCCATCTACCTTGTGACATAAGATCAGTGCCATTTCTATACTGACCTTTTGGAATTTGCATAGAAATTAACGGCATTATTCACCTTACGTTTTTACTAATAATTCAGTTGCTGAAATAGCAGTCCCCGCCAGTACACTTGGCGTTGCAGCCGTTGTGCCTATCGTTCCGTCTGTCTGTACATAATACTGTTGTCCTGGTGTGAGGCCAGATTGCTCATCATTTACTGCACCAATAATATCTAAAGTTGCACCTTTGGTGTCAGCTACAGCGCCACCTTTAGACATACCAATGTAGTTTTCTGAGGTGAGGTTTGTTGAACCAACCGAAAAAACAACCCCTGTTCCATTACCAGAATTTCCGCTGTCCCTGTAAGCAATAACTACTTTGTTAGCGTTGCTGTCAAATGTAGCTGAGTTATAAACACTGTTCGCTTGTTCATAAACAATGGGCGTATCAAAGGATATAGACGTACCACTTACAGTGCCAGCGACAGCAGTGCCGAATTCAGCAGTATTTCTGTCCCTATAAGCTATTATAACTTTGTTAGCGTTGCTATCAAATGTACCACTGATGAAGTCGGCTTCATAGCCTTGATTAAACTCAACTTTTGTACCAAAGCTAATACTTGTTCCAGATACAGTCCCGACTATTGCAGTGCCGGGCGCACCTGTGGTTGCCCCGTCACGATATGCTATAACAATTTTGTTAGAACTAGAGTCAAACACAGTAGCACATTCTTGAACTCCTGCCCCACTCTCAAAGACAACTGCACTGCCAAAACTAATAGATGCACCAGATACTGTGCCTACAATTGCTGTTCCCCTGCTTGAATTTGCGTTATCCTGATAAGAAATAACAATTTTATTTGAATTGCTATCAAAGGCCGCAGATATTTCTTCGGTTTGAGCACTCTCAAATACAGTTTCTGAACCAAACGAAATTGACGTACCTGAGACAGTTCCTACAACCGCAGTACCATATAAAGAATTTGGGTAATCCATATAAGCAATGACTACTTTATTTGAATTTGTGTCAAATGTTGATGCTATATGAGCAGAAGATCCACCACTGTTAAATACAGTAGATGATCCAAATGAGATAGACGTTCCGCTTACTGTGCCGACTATTCCAGTACCTCTGCTTGAATTACCACCGTCTCTGTAAGCTATTACAGCCTTATTATTACTGCTATCAAAAGTAACTGCAATATAGTCAATATTTGCACTACCAAACACAACAGGCGTACCAAAGCTAATAGAGCTTCCAGATACAGTACCTACTACAGCAGTTCCATAATTAGAATTATCTTGATCTTGATAAGCTGCCACAACTTTATTATTGCTACTATCAAACGTTACTGCACCTCCACCATTCTGCCCACCAAAAACTACAGGAGTCCCTGCGCTTGTATCCGATCCACTAACTACACTCACTGTCCCATCAGCATTAACCACTACTGACTTACCGCTTGGCAGTGTGCCACTAGCTACCGCTTTAAACTCACCACCTTCTTCAGCCCCTATACGCTTTAACATAGTTACCCCTTCACGATAAGTTTAGTTGCCGATACAGCCGTCCCTGCAAAGACGCTAGGACTAGCAGCCGTTGTACCTAGTGTGCCATCATTCTGAACGTAGTAGCTTTGCCCTGCTGTTAAACTGCTCCCTGCTGTGGAGTACTGATAAATGTAATCAGTATCTTGACCAGCCAGATACATTTTTGATCCATCTGCATTAAAAGATATGCCGTATGTACCGCTATCTTGTGAAGATACATCAAGTTTTATGTTGCTATAAGACGCTGTGCTTATGTCAAAACCAGTTGTTAAATCGTATTGATATACTTCTTCAGTAGGTTCATTATCAACAACAAATAATTTAGTTCCATCGTTATTAAATTCTAAACCTTGTGCGGTGGTGTTTTGTGATGCCACACTAAAACTAACACTATCGTAGGATGCAGTGCTTAGATTAAACCCAGTAGATAAGCTATATTGAAATACAGTGTTGTTTGCTGTGCCAATGATATACATTTTAGTACCGTCATTGTTAAACTGAATACCTTGCACATTTGATTCTTGTGAGGATGGATCAAAGCTAACGCTGTCATAAGAGGCCGTACTTAAATCAAAACCACTTGATAGGCTATATTGAAATACACCATTAGTATTAGAGCTACCAATAAACATTTTAGTACCATCATTATTAAACTCTATAGCAGATGGAAATACACTTTGAGATGATACATTTAACGTAACGCTGTCATAAGAAGCAGTGCTTACGTTAAAAGGTGTTGATAGGCTATACTGATAAACCGAATCGTTATCCGTTCCAACTAAATACATTTTAGTGCCATTAGTATTAAATGCGATACCTGACATTCTTCCATCTTGAGAAGAAGAATTAAAACGTACACTGTCATAAGATGCGCTAGACAATACGTAATTAATAACAGGTATATCGGCTATTGCACCTTGCGTATCTATGATAGCCCCTGCACCAGAAGCTGCACCAGAACGAGATATGCCTATGTAGTTTTCTGAGGTGAGGTTTTGTGCTGTTCCAGAGTTTTGAAAAACAACGGCTGTTCCATAATTAGAATTACCTCTGTCTTGAAAACCAATAACAATTTTATTGTTTGTACTATCAAAAGCAGGACTGTTGCCCCTGCTATCAGCAGCATTAAAAATTGTATCAGAGCCGACTGTAATAGATGTACCACTTACTGTTAAAGGTACTATAGTGCCATTGTCTGAGTTAGGTGGATCAGTATATGCCGCAACCATTTTTTGAGCATTACTATCGTATTCTAACTCAATAAAATTTGTAGTAGCATTGTGGAATACAACCCTACTTCCAAAACTTATAGATGTACCACTAACTGTTCCTACCTTCGCTGCACCAACTTGTGAATTGTCATAATCAACATAAGCAACAACTACTTTCTGTGCAGAGCTATCATATGATATTTCCATTTTATCTACATAAGAACTTTGAAAAACAACAATTGAACCATAACTAACTGAAGTACCACTGACTGTCCCAACAATAGCTGTTCCATAGTTTGTTCCACCGTTTTGAAATACAACAACTAATCTATTTGCATTTGCATCATATGTAATCCTATTTCCTGCTGTTGCTTCGTCTATGTCAATAAGGTTTTGTGAACCAAAACTAATAGATGTTCCACTTATTGTACCCATTTTGACGTAAGCACGATTTGACGCACCCCCATCCATATAAACTACAGCAACTTTTTGTGACGAACTATCGTATGTAATATCAATATGATTTACATCACCACTACTAAATATTGTTGTTGAACCAAAACTAATTGACGTACCACTTACTGTCCCGACAATTGCTTTACCTCTTTGTTGACCATCAGCTTGATCTCTATAAACCGCAACAACTTTTTGTGCGTTTGCATCATAACCTGACCTTATATGTCTTGTTTCTGAGCTTTGAAAAACTACTGGTGTGCCGAAACTTATTGACATACCGCTAACCGTTCCCACAACAGCCGTACCATACTCAGAGTTTCCTGAGTCACGATAAAATATAACTACTTTACCGCTTGCTACATCAAAAGTAGAGTGCATTTTTTCATTAATAGCTGCTGATTCAAATACTGCTTCCGAACCAACTTGCTGCGATAAAGAGGTTTCAGCTACAACACTCACAGTACCATCAGAGTTCACAACAACAGGAGTACCATCCGTCAACGTACCACTGGCTACAGCGTGTTCCTGTCTTGGTAAATTCTGATCGTTGCCTATGACACGCAGCATTATTTTTATTCTCCGTCATCCGCATCTGGATCTACCCAATCAGGATTAGCTGACCAGGTTGTGCCATCTAACTTATACTTGTTGCCTGTCCAATCATCGGGTGCGTTGGTCACATTCTCAGTAATAGTCGTGTTGCCACTGTTTAGATCAGCGATAATAAACTGAGCAGGATCACCTACTGTAATATTATCTGATGTTGCTGTGATTGCTACGTCATCTGCAAGTAAATACTTGCTTAACTTAGTTGATGTTTCTACGATAGTTTTCATTGTCTAACCTTTCACTATTAGTTCCGTAGCTGATATAGCAGTCCCTGCTGTTACTGAGGGGTCTGCTGCTGTTAATGCTAGTGTGCCATCACCTTGCACAAAATATGTTTGCCCTGCTGTGAGGCCGCTTTGGTTTCTGTCTATTGTGTTAGTTGTGTTTATTGCGGCACTCTGAGTGGTTGCAAATGCACCGTCTGAGAAGCCTATAAAGTTCTCTGAGGTGAGGTTTGTGTTATTATAACCTGTTGTAGATACAATAGCCGTTCCATATTGAGAATTGCCCTCGTCTCTATAAGCAATAACAACTTTACCTGTATCGGGATCATAAACAGCCGACATGTCTACACTCTCATCACCATCAAACTCAACAGCAGTATCAAAAGTTATTGTTGTTCCACTTACTTTTCCAGATACTACAAAACCATGATCAGGGTTTGCTTGATAAACTGTAACAATTTTTTGAGCAGTAGCATCAAATGTGCTATTTGCACGTTGCGCTATAGAACTTTGAAATACAACAGGAGTCCCAAAACTAATACTTGTACCTGACACAGTGCCAACTACCGCTGTTCCATAACTTGAGTTATCATTATCTCTGTAGGATATAACTACTTTTTGCGCAACAGAATCATAAGCATTTGCAAGAAACAATACATTCCCTTCATAATATACAACAGGCGTACCAAAACTTATTGAAGTGCCGCTAACAGTCCCCACCACAGCAGTGCCGTAATTAGAATTTCCCATGTCTCTATAAGCTACGACAATCTTCTGTGCATTAGCATCATAAGCAGCCTTAGTATACCGAATTTGTGCGCTTTCAAAAACAGTTTGAGAGCCAAAGCTTATGCTTGTTCCACTAATCGTACAAACATTAGCCGCACCCTTTTGTGGACTACCATCATCAAGATAAGTAAGAACAACTTTTCCTGCATTACTATCATATACAAGTGAAGTATATTGACACTGATTTGATTTAAAAACTACCTCTGTGCCAAAGCTAATACTTGTTCCTGATACAGTACCTACAATAGCAGTGCCATAGTTGTTGTTGCCGTTATCTCTATAGGATATTACAAACTTCCCTGCTGTTGCGTCAAAAGCAATACTTATGTCAGCCGTATAACCACTCGTGTTAAATGTTGAAGGACTACCGAAACTTATACTAGTGCCAGAAACCGTCCCCACCACAGCCGTACCATAGTTTGAATTACCACCATCTCTATATGCAATAACAACCTTGTTGTTTGTAGTATCATAAGCAGACTGTGTTTCAGATACTTGTGCCGTTTCAAAAACAACACCTGAGCCTAACGCTTGAGTTGCTGACCCTGTTGAAGCAACCACACTGACAGTCCCATTAGAGTTGACAATAACAGCCTTACCATCAGTCAAAGCACCAGAAGCTACTGCCCTGACCTGACCATCCTTCGCAATATTACCAAAAGATTTCATCAAACTACTCTCTATTAAGCGTCATCAATCTCTTCATATGAACAAACAGCAGACAAGTCTCCTGCTGCACTTGCTTGTATCTTGAGTATGTCACCTTCAACTAAGTACAGCCCCATGTTTTTATCTATGGGTAGTAATGTGCTATCAGCCGAAACTGTGATTGTTTTAGCTATGTAATAATCTACACTTGATCGTGTAATCCACACAGATATATCAGCAGAGTTAGTGCCATCTATGTTGGCTATAACCAATGAGTTAATCTTTAATAACTTATTTGATGCAGCCGTTAATAAGCTGACCGCACTTGCAGCAACATCAGCATCTAAAACTGTATTAGCATAAATACTGCTTACTGCGACTACATTTGGATTTGCCATGAAAAACTCCTATATTATCCAAACACCATTGCCATAGCAATCGCCTTACCAGTTGATGCTTTAGCGTTTAATTGAGTTTGTATTGGTGATGTTACACCGTCAACATACCCAAATTCAGCTTGAGATACGCCCCCTAAAAGCGTGTCCAAATTCGTCCAATTTGTATTTAAAAATCCACCCCAGGCATCTTCATCACCGCCAACGGTGGGTAAGTTCCATGAATAATTAGTTGTTGATGCTGGCATTTATGCGGCCCTTTCTAAATAATCTGCTTCTGTCCAAGTCGTACTTGGGTTTGATACATCCGTCCATGTTGTACTTGGATTTGGCGCATCTAACCATTTATACCTTGATTTAATCGTTACTGTTGCAGCTACATTTAAACTAGCAGCCATTAATCTGACGCGATTATACTCTATATTTACGCTAGATGATAGTGCAATATTTGCCTGACCCACAACATCTATGACACCGTTACCTGTCATAGTAGATGTTAAGGTGATATTTGACGCTGCATCTGCAATGCGAATACCAGCACTTGTAACGTTACAAGCTAGGTTAATTGCAGCAGCGCCCTCTTCTATACTGTGGTTAATACCATAAATATATGAGCCATATGTGTTTTTACCGTAACCTGGTCTAAAACCTGGTACTTCTGGATATTCTACCGCAACCGTTACAACAACGCCCTGACAGACAATATTAGCAGCAGCCGTTCTTACCTTAATTGCTGATGAAGTTGTGGCAGATGTACAAGTTGTGGCAGAAGCACCACCAATAATTGTATCTGAATTTGCAGTTACACTTGACGTACAGGCTACAGTAGAAGCGCCTGACTTAACCTGTTGCAAAGAAGCTGTGACAGAACACGCTGTAGTTGCCGTAGATGCGCCCTCAAATACTTTAACCGCTACTGCTGTAACAGAGCAAATTGGTGTAATACTTGCTGCTGCGTCAATTACAGAGCCAGATAAACCGTAAGTATCCTGACCATATAAAGCATCACCGTAATTAGCGCGGTAAACAGTCATTAGGCTAACGTAATATCTAAGTCACCTGTTGGTATGCGGAAAACATCACCGTCATTTATTGCTTTTGCAACTGTTAAAGCACTGTGAACAACCATTGTACCACCACTAGAAGCAGTCATTACCGCCATGTGTGTTATTGTTCCCCAATTGCCGCCTGATGCTGCTGGAAACTCTACGGCTGCTGAGTTAGTTGCTAAATCATTAGATACGCTAAAAGCTACCGTTGTTCTTGCGTAACCGTTACCTGATATTTCATTTGCTGTAGAACCGCTATCTGTTGGATCAGCAGTAAATAAACCAACATACCAAGCTGTAGGGCGTGTTACACTGGTGGCAGTAAAAACATAATTTAAAACATGGGTTTCAAAAGTATTTGTAAAAGACATATGGCTTTCCCTTAAATCAATCTTTGTGCATTATACACCATTTTTATATTAATAACTAGATATGATAATTCTACGACCAGAACCACCAAATCTTGTGTCATCTGAGGCTTTTTGCAAAGAAGCTAGTCCATTTTGATATAAACTAGCCCATGTTTGCATTCTTGCGTCATCCAGTAAATAAGGCGCTGACTGCATCAACGAACCATACAAATATAAATCTGGGTCAGACTGCAACAACCAGTTGAAAGTGGTAGTGTCACTTAGTTTAGGTATTTCGGCATAATAAGCAAGCTGCATAGGATATTCACCAGCAGGGCTTGGGAATACTTCTATACTGTCACCTATTTGGGCGTAAAATTGTGGTACGCCTGTTGTATCTCTATTTAACTCTCGTTTTTGCAACATATCTTCAGCACCAATTAAATCTAATCGTACTGTAGCAGCGTCTGTTAAATTAAAACGAAATGTCTCTAACCAATCTGCTGGAACTTGTACATAACGGCTATCAAGCGTGGCATCTACACGTTCAATCATTTTGTAATGTCTTAATTTACGGTTTATATCTGTTTCTGCTAATGAAATAAAATCAGGAATAACAGCCGTTAGATCATCACGGTTAAGCCAATTACCAAGCGCGGTTTTTAATTCACTATATGTTGTAATAGCCATTTAGCACTTCCATCTTTTGCGCGACCAATAATTAGCCGAAAATTTATCATTTGCACCTTTTATACCGCCTGATCTTGCACAGTAATTTGATTTATTAGCAGATACATTTGATTTAACCGACATATTAGGATCACCATATTGCACTACTTTTATTTCTTCGCCTTTTTTAGCAAGAACTTCCATCTCTTTATTTTTAGAACTTGATTTCTGTGGCTTGTTAAATCCTCTAAAAGATTTGCCACGATATATTAATTTCCCATTTACTCTTTTTGCTGATGAGGCTTTTGCCAT